TGGTGCTTTATCCGATGGTAAAAATGATGTTATTAAATTAACAGGAACTTTAGCAGCTAATAGAACAGTATCTATTCCAGATTCAATTGAAAAAGTTTATCACGTACAAAATGCATGTGACCACGCAGGAAACACTTTAACTTTTAAAACATCATCAGGTACAGGTGTGCTTTTATGTGAAGGAAATAACTATGTATTATATTCTGATGGTACAAACATTGTAAAATTATCTGAGCAAAGAAACTGGAGAGCAGTTTCAGCAGCTGAAACAGTTCAAGCGGGTGCTCAACTTTTAGTAAATACAAGTGGTGGAGGGGTCACAATTACGCTTCCAGCCTCACCTGCTACGGGGGATGAAGTTTCATTTGTAGATCAAGGTTACGATTTTAATTCTAACGCATTGACTGTCGGTAGAAATGGATCTAATATAGCTAACGCAGCATCAGATCTAGTGGTCAATACACAAGGCGCAGCTTTTTGTTTAGTCTTCTCAGGAGATGCAACAACAGGTTGGACGTATAAGGAGAAATAATAGATGTCAAATTACGAAGCAACAAGATACGATTTCGACGGAGCAAACCTTACAGGTATCGAGGGTATTCCTACAGCAACTATTGTGCCGTGGTCTTCTTCTTCAGTGCCATCAGGTTTCTTAGAGTGTAATGGTGCAGCCGTTTCAAGATCAACTTATTCTGCATTATTTGCAATCATAAGTACAACTTACGGAGCTGGTGATGGTGCAACTACTTTTAACTTACCTGATTTGCAAGACAACGTTGCAATAGGTAAGTCTGGAACTAAAGCTTTAGCATCTACTGGTGGAGCAAATACTGTAACTTCAACTGGAAACGTTGGAGGTTCAACAGCTAATGCAACTTTAACAACAGCTCAACTAGCATCACACAGTCACACATCGGCTAATGGTAGTTCTTCTTTTAACAATAACCCTCAAGGAGGGTTTCAAGGAACAGCTACCACGCCTGGAGGAAACACAGGTAGTACTGGTTCTGGCACAGGTCACTCTCACAACATGAGTGCAACTTTTACTGGAGATGCAACTTCGGTTGTACAACCTTATTTAACAGTTATTTATATTATTAAGACGTAGGAGAAATTATGGCAACAAACGCAACATGGACAGTAGTATTTGAAGACAAACTTGTTATTAAACAAAGTGGTGATGGCGCTGGAAATGCATACACTATTTCTGATGATGATTTTTGGGGATTATCTAAATGGAATAATGTTTGGGCTATTCAATATGGAACAGCGAATCCAAGTGATACTGTAGAATATAGAGACACAACTCCTCACTCTACTTGGGAAGATGCTAACTTAGGTGATTTTCAAGATTTTATTACTAGATGGGACGCAGCTCACTTAGCTCGATTACAATCAGACTGGGATAATAATAATGAAGTTGATGAAGAAGGAAACCCTGAATCTGAAGCAGATAAAATTGCTAGACTAGGTGCAAGACCTACATCATACTCATCGTAAATTCATCCAAGAAGTTAAAATATATTTTTCACCTGAAAGTGGTGGATTACCTCTGTGTAAATATGGAAACGAAGCGGGCCAAATAACTATTCTACCTGTTTTAGATTTTACTCTTTTTGAAAAATGTAAAAACTCTGTTTCTCCACCTTCTTCTACATCATTTAAATATATAGAAAAAACAAAAGCTCTTTTTAAATCTTCAAATCTTGAACTATGTTCAATGTGCCAAATATGATAACCTTCTGTAGGTAAAGTTTTTTGTATTTTTAAACTCGTAAATTCAAAAGATTGATTTAAGTAAGCTTCTTCAACCCCTGTATTTTCACAATAATGTCGCCAAGCTAATTCATAATTCATCATTATTGTTTTTAAATCATCCCACCACACTTCTATATTGTGCCCTCTCATGAAATATTGTTGATCTTGTTTATGAGTTACAGGCGCACCTTCAAAATGCTGTCTATTAACCGTATTAAGAAATTTATTTTGTTGTTCGTATATTTGAATGGCTTTGTCACATTCTTCTTTTGTAATATAATTATCATATATGCCTATGAAATTGTCTATATTAACGGTTTTATTTTTCATTTAAATCCTTCATATTTTTAGAATAATTAAATACATCACTTCTTTCTATATTAAAAATTAAAGAATATCTATTTTGTTCCTGAGTATGTTCTTCAAATCCATGTATAATACCTATAGGAAAAATATAATAATCCCCTGCATTAGGTGTTATTTTTATATTTAATTCAGGAAGTATTAAATCACATCCTTTAGTTAAATATAATATACCATGATAGTGATTATGATCATGGTATTGTAAACTATCACCTTTTTTAATTTCATTTCCCCAAGCGTCTTTAATAGTATTTTTAGAGAAAAAATGTTCGAATAATTCAGGTTGAGAGATTTGATTTTTATTTATTACGTAAGATAAAAAGTGATTAAAAATTGGATCTTTAGTAAAATGATCCCATGAAGTCATATTACCCTTTACGTTTGTATAATTAGTCATATTTTTATTTATGTTATTTTTTATATTAATAATTAAATTATGAATATTTTCTAAATAAGGGTAGTGGCCAAAAATAATATTTACTGTTCTAGGATAGGTTATTGTTAAACTATTTTTATGTTCATTTAACTTGTTATTTGGGTCCAAAAAACTAATCATTTAGTATCTTTCATTCTATTAAAATCTAATATATAAGCTATTATATGCTACAAAAATTAAAATTCAAGCCAGGATTTAATAAACAGGATACAGAATCAGGAGCTGAAGGTCAATGGACTGATGGTGATTTTGTTAGATTTAGATATGGCTTACCTGAAAAAATAGGTGGCTGGTTACAACTAACAGCGGCTAATAAAACTTTACCTGGAGCAGCCAGAGCACAAGTTGCATTTTCTAGTTTTGCAGGTGAAAAATACACTGCTATTGGAACATCTCAAGGTTTGTTTCTTTATTATGGTAATGATTTTTATGATATTACTCCTTTAGATACAGCGATTACTGGAGGCACATTAACAACTGTTAATGGATCAAGAACTGTTACTATTGATAAAGGTTCACATGGTTTAGAAGTTGGACGATACGTAACTCTTTCATCAGTCACAGTTACAGGTGCATCAGATTTTACAGCGGCAGAATTAGAACAAGTTTATGAAATATTAACTGTACCTACTATAGATAAATTTACAGTACAAGCTTCTCGTGCTGAAGGAGGAACAGGTATGACTGCAGCAGGATCTGTGACCGTTAATCCTTATGTTGAAGTTGGACCAACAACACAAACAACTGGATTTGGTTGGAGTACATCTACGTGGGGAGCATCAACATGGGGAACAGCTAGAGCTACAAGCTCTGTAATTCTTGATCCAGGAAACTGGAGTCTTGATAACTTTGGTCAAGTATTAGTTGCAACTATATTTAATGGTAAAACTTTTACATGGAATGCAGGTGCATCAAATCCAAGAGCTCAACGAGCATCTTTAACTACATCAGGTTTTGCAACTGGTAACAATCCTACAGCTAGTAGATTTACTTTAGTGTCAGATCGAGATAGACACTTGTTTCATTTTGGAACTGAAACAACTATTGGTGACACGACAACACAGGATCCAATGTTTGTAAGATTTTCTAATCAAGAAGATTTAAATACATACACACCAACAGCAACTAACACTGCCGGTACATTTAGATTAGATACCGGTAATGAAATACGAGCAGCACTTCAAGGTAAAGACTATGTGTTTGTCATAACTGATCTTGCTGCTTATGTTATTCAATTTGTTGGTCCACCGTTTACATTTAGTGTTAGACAGGTAGGTACAAACTGTGGATGTATTAGTCAACACGCAGCGACATTTGTTAATGGTGCTGTATTTTGGATGGGATCGCAAGGTGGATTTTTTGTATTTGATGGTACAGTAAAATCTTTACCATCATTAGTAGAAGATTTTGTATTTAGCACGGACGGAGATAATCTTGGATTAAACTTTGATTCAAGAGATGTTATCTTTGCAGGTGCAAATAATTTATATACAGAAGTAAATTGGTTTTATCCTAAATCAGGTTCAGAGCAAATTGATAGATGTGTAACATATAATTATGCAGAAAATTGTTGGACAACATCGTCTCTAGATAGAACAACTTATCAAGATCAGAGTGTATTTGATAATCCATATGCTACAGATTACGATAATACACTAACACCAGTTTTTCCTGATATATTAGGAATTACAAATAAATATGGTGCTAGTATTTATTACGAACACGAACAAGGCACAGATCAAGTTAACAGCACGGCAACGACAGCTATCCCTGCGTTTATACGATCTGGAGATTGGGATATAACTTCAAGACGTAGCGCCTTAGGTCAAGCAACAGGTGTAGCAGATTACAGAGGAGATGGTGAGTTTTTTATGGCTGTTAGAAGATTTATACCTGATTTTAAATATCAAACTGGTAATGCTAAAATAACTTTATTAGTTAGTGCCTATCCAGACGATGTGGCTGTCAGTTCACCACTTGGACCCTTTACAGTTACGTCAACAACTGATAAGGTAGATACTCGAGCCAGAGGAAGACTTGTATCTGTTAAGATAGAAAACGATGGCACAGGTGAAACCTGGAGATACGGCACACTAAGATTAGACGCACAACCAGACGGAAGAAGATAATGGATCAAGAACAATTAGATTATTTATTACAGAGTCAATACTTACCATCTACTAGAGATTTAAATATAGGATCAATGGGTGTAACTCCAGTTCTTTTACAAGGCACTGGATTACAAACGGGGACAATGGGTGCTAATCCTCAATTAATGACAGATGATTCATTACAAGTAGGCTCCATGGGAGCTAATCCTCAACTGATGACAGATCAATTTTTACAATTAGGATCTATGGGAGCTAATCCATTTAGAGGAATACAAACTGTTTTTAGACCAAATACTTTACCAGCATTGAGTGATCTTGGAGGCATGACACCTAACTTTGGTGTGGCTGAAGAAGAAGATGTAGAACAAGTAGAATATTTAGGAAGTGAACCTTCCGGCATTGCAAAACTTCTGCAATATCTTCCGTTTGTTGGAGATAAATCTTTAAGTGCAGGTTTATTAAAAGGTTTTATTCCTCAACAAGACCCTAGAGCAATAAACATGAGAAATTTTTACGGAAGTCAATATGGTTTAACACCTACGGGTTCTCTTGCTTCAGGGATTATGGCTGGATATAATCCTATTTCAGGTGGTTTTTTAAATACGATTACAGGTGGTAAATTTGGACGACCTACAAACTATGGACTAGCAACTGCTGCAAGAGATAGAATTAACAGAATAGCAAATAGAAAAGCAGCACAAACAGCCGCTAGCAGAGCTAGAATTGCAGAACTACAAAAATTTGCAAGGGCAGATGAAATTAGTCGAGCAAGACAAGCAAATCCAGGTGTATATGCAGCAGCTGAGAAACAAGGATTTATAGATTCAAGAACAGGTGGTTTTAAATCAGCAGGCACCAACGAAGCCTTTTCTAATAGAACTGGTAGAGGAAGAACAGGGTACTAATGGCTAAAATAACAAACTACATACCTGAACCAAAAGAAGAATACGATGTAGAAAATCAAAGACAGATATTAGAGTCTTTAACTACACTACAAAATCAATTAAACTTTTCTTTTCAACAAGACTTGAAAAACGAACAGGATGCATTTAATTACTTTTTATCATGAGTATAAATTATAAAAATGCTAGTGTCATATTAAGCACTACAGATATGACTACAGTTTTGAATATTCCAGTCACCGCTGTAGCTATTGTTAAATCTGTATACATAGCTAATAACAGCACCGGTGCTGTAACTGTAAATTGTGATCTTAGAGATAGTTCTGCAAGCACGGACGTAGAATTTTTTAGAAAGGATATAGCAGGAACAACAACTGTTAATGCAACAGAACAGGGCTTGAATTTAGAAGAAGGAGATGCTATAAAAGCTCAAGCAGAAACTGCAAACAAACTAGAAGTAGTTGTCAGTTATGCATTAATAGATAGACAG